CACTCTCCATCGGCCGACTGTCGAGGAACATGTCGACGTCCGCCGCTCCAGGGCCTGAGGGCAGCATCCACATCGTGCCGTAGGTCCACGCGACGTTGGGATGGACCTGGGTACTGTCGATGCGGAAGCTTTCGTCGGCCACTACCCGCCTCCGGTCTGAGAGCCGTTGATCCGCCGCCAACGGTCGTGGCCGTTCTGCATGATGCGGGCGGCAATCTGCTCACTGTCGAGGTACACGTTGACGGCCGGCGGCGGGGACGGCGGAACGGTGATGTTGATCGGCGGAGGGCCAGGTGAACCCGTCGGCGGTCTGTTACCGATCGGGAAGGCTGCCCCGGGCGAGGCCGCGAAGCTCATGGGTGGGCCGGTCGGTGCGGTAACGCCGACCGGTAGCCTCAAGCCCCCGGTCGCACCACCGAGCGCACTGGGTGACTGCATACCAAGCGACGCGATGAGCAGGACAGCTGCCGCTGCGATCTCGCGGATCTTGGCCGGGTCCGGCACGGCGAGCGCCTGGATCCGCTCCAGGAGACCCGCCAGCCGCTCGTACACGCCCACCAGTCGGTCCAGCCCGTCGCCCAGCCCTTCCGGCACGGTGATCCCGGTTAGCCCATCGACGAGCGCGTTCACGACACGCCGGATCGTCTCCTTCAGCCGCTCGGCGAGCCAGTCGGCACGGGCGGTGCGCACGCGCTGGAAGAAGGACGAGCCCTGGCGCGAGACGAAGAATGGGTTGTCGACGAACTTGGCGATAAAGTCTCCGGCCTTGCCCAGGCCTTCTGCCGCGGAGCCAGCGGCCGTCGCCAACTTCCCCCGTGCCTCGGCGCTCTCCACCGAGATCGTGGCCATGACAGTGCTGAGCCCCTCGAAGATCAACCGCACCTGCGCAATCACGACGTCGATCTTCGAGACGCCCGCAGAGACGTCGATCTCGGCCAGCTTCCCAAGGCTCACGCCCGCGTCAGCCACCATTTTCACTGTCGCTGCAGCCGAGTCCACCCATGCCTTGATCTGGGCTTGCCGCTCGGTCATCGCGGCGTTGTCGGCGAACCCGCGCGCCCATAGAGCTGCCTCCGCCTCGACCCTGGCGAGGATCGCGCGGATGTTCACCGCGGCGATGGATAGCGCGTGAGCCGGGATCGCGGTCGCTTGGCTCCAGTCAACCGTGAGCCCTCCGGCCGTAGCCATGAGATCTACAGCCGCCTTCGTGCCGTCAACCCACGCCCGCATCACGGCGAGCTTCTCGTCCATTACCTTCTGGATGCCCCCGGCCTCGCGCCGCAGGAACAGGTCCGCCTCGGACTCGACCTTGTCCAAGATCCCCCGCACGTTGACCGCCGCCACCGAAAGCGCGTGTGCCGGGATCGCGGTGACCTGCGCCCAGTCGACGGCGATGCCGGCCCCGGCTGTCATGATGTCGAGCGCCGCCTTGGCGCCGTCCACCCACCGCTTCAGTCCATCGATGAGCTCGGTCTGATCCTCGGGCAGCTGCTCGCGGAAGGTCGCGGTGAGCTCCTTCAGCTTCTCCCACATGCGCGCGACGTTCGAGGTGACGACACCGAGTTGGTCATCGCTCACGAGCACAGCTTCAGCCAGGGACTTTCCGGCCTCCGCCACGCCGAGCAGGAGCCCCACGCCATCAGTCAGGGTGGCGACGAGCGACTGCACGAGCCCGAGGCCTTCCTGCGCGGCTGGGATGTCGCGGAAGAGGTCGTAGTCCGGCCCTCGCATGAGTCGGTGCAGCATCCCGGCTGCCCCCCTAAGCACCGATTCGACGCGATCGAGCGCCGCGTCGGGAAGCTCGGGCAGGTCCTTCAGTCCTACGATTGCCTCTGCCGTGCGGCCCACCATCTCGACGGCTGAGGCCAGGACGTCGGCCGTGAGCTGGCTCACCTGCAGCGCCTCGAGCTGGTCGGCGATGTTCGGCATCCCCCGCTGGAGTTCCGATACGAGGTTCCACACGGTGGAGGCGGTCTCGGTCAAGAACCGGCCGACGAGGGCAGCTGTGCCCTCCGGGATCCGAACCACGTCGCGCAGGCTCTTGGCGGCTTGCCCCAATGCCGCAACGGGCTGCAGAAGCGAGGTGAGCGTGTCTGCGACGGCGCGGCTCACCTCGAGCGTCTCCAACTGGGTGTGGCGCGAGGGGAAGCCATCTTGGAGCCCCGAGACGAGCGTCCACCCGATGCGGGCGATCTCCGTGAAGAACCGCTCGACATAGACCCCGATGTCCTCCGGGATGCGAACCACACTGCGGAGGTTCACCGCCGCCTGGCCCAACTGATCCACCACGCCGATCCAGGCACCCTCGGTTTCAGCAACGTCCTGTGACAAGCCTAATAGCTCCGCCCGCTGCTCTTCCGGCAGAGCCCGGCGAGCTGCCTCGACGAGCCTGCCACCCGCCTCTGCGATCTGCATCATGAGCCGCTCGACGATGCCCATGGCCGCCGGTGCCTGGGCGAGCTCCCGGGCCGAAGTGCCCATGCGGACCGCGCCTTCGGTGAGCTTACCCCACAGGTCAACCCACGTTGCCATGCCCTGGCCCACCGTCGTGAAGGTGGAGGCCGGGTTCTCCCCATCCCCGTCCCCGGCTCCGTCCTCGCCGCCGTCCTGAAACACGCTGGCCAGATCCCTGCCCTTGTCGCGTACGCGGGTGAGAAGGTCGCCGATGAGATCGAATGCACGATCAATCTGCCCCTGCTCCGGAAACCGGACATTCACGATCCCCGCCAGGAACTGGCCGGCCTTCGTCATGGCGTCGAGCATGCCGCTCGATAGCTGCGCAACTGCGTCCATTGCCTCGGCCTTGGACGTGTCAAGGATCTGCACGCCGTCCTCGAGCACTCCGATCTTCGCGAGCAGCCCAGCGCCCAGCTCGTCGAACTTGGCCAGGGCCGCAGCAATGAACTCCTGCACTGCATCGAGCTTGGGCAGCCACTTCGCGCGATCGGGCAGGTCCGCGTCGGACAGGATTCGCAGCGCCTCGAGGCCCTTCATGACGGCATCGCTCACCCGCTCAGCGACATTGGCCATCGTCTGGGCGACCGACGATTCGCGGTCAGCCGCCGGTGCCGCCCGGCGAGCGCCTTCCTTATCCATCTTCGCCGACTGGGCCGCAAGGCCCACGCCGGACGTATAGACCTTCTTGCCGTCCTGGTCGTAATAGAACTCGCCCTTGGAGTCGACGCCGGTATCTCCGGGGTTATACGGCCCCTTGGCGGCCTTACCGGTCATGCCTGCAACGCCGGTACTCGGCGTCTCCGGAAGCTTTAGCCCCAGCGTACTCATCAGGCCCCCGAGGAGTCCCCCCTCGCCCTCGCCGCCGAGCAGCCCCGCCAGGCCCCCCTTACCCAAGAGCTTCTCTTTGATGCCGGACAGGAACGACCCCCCTCCTTCCTTCCCGAGGCTGCCGAACACGTCACCGATGGTGTCAGCTCCGCCACTGAACTTGTCGATGATTCCCCGGAGGCCGGCCGCGACGCCTGTCGCCATGGAGCCGAACGACGTCCCGAGCACCGAATCCAGCGCAGCCAACCCCCGGCCGATGAGCTCGGGGATCTTGCTCACGGCCGAGACTATTGTGTCCAGTATCTTCCCGAAAATCTTCTTGATGCCGCCGAAGAGCCGCGTGCCCCAGTCCTTGGCAATGTCGATGGCTGCCTGCAGGCCCCTCTGGAAGAGGTCGCGGATAGCCTCGAACAGAGCGCCGACCTTGTCAGCTACCCAGCCGGCGGCTTTTTGGAAGACGTCGCCGATCAGACCCCAGGCCTTTTTGACCAGCCCCCAGATGAAGGACAGCCCCTGGCCGAAAATAGAAGAGAGGAATGACCACAGGCTGGAAATGACACTGCCTAGCCACGAGGCCACGGCCTTGGTGGCAGTGCAAATCGCATTCCACACGGCATCCCAGTTCTGCCATAGGAGCCAGATCACCCCGATCAGCACGCCGAGGCCGATGATGAGCGGCGCATTGGCGATGAGGATGCCAACGGCAGCCGCGGCGGCGGCTGCCAGCATCGCGAAGAACGCCGGGACGGCCACGGTGAGGAAAGCCACCGCCATGCCCGCGACGGACAACACCACGGAGGCGATGGCTGGTATCAGCCCCACGAGGAACGATGCACCGGCAGCGATCGCGGACGCTGCCGCTGTCGCCAGCGCCGGGACTAGCCCCACGAGGAACCCCGCGGCAGCCGCCAGCGCCGCAGGTGCGCCAGCGAGCAGCGCCGGTACGGTCGTGGTCAGAAACGTGACGCCAGCGAAGACAGCAGAACCGATGAACGTCGCCAGCGATGGCACGACCGTAGTGAGCAGCGACACAGCGAATCCTGCGACGGCTCCCACTCCTTGCACGAGCAGCGACGCGCCGAAGATCACGACCTGAGCCGCAGCCTGGACGAGCGTCACCCCGAAGGAGACCACATTCATAATCCCAGCTGCAAGCCACTGGCCGAGCGCCAGCACCTGCGCCCCCGCGCTCATGGCCAGGTGCACCCCCATGGAGATCAGCGCCGGCACGACTTGCCCCACGATCGCGACGGCCAGCACGCCCAGCAGGGCGGTCACCAGACCGGCGTGGTCGGAGATGAAGCCGAACACACCGCCCAGCACGCTCGCCACTCCCTGGACTACGCCTGCGGTCATGTCACGGAGAAAGCCCCAGTCGGCGATCCACGCCGCAGCGAACAACGCCATTACGACGCCAAGTCCGCCGATTGCCAAGGTCAGCGGTGTCATGAGCATCATGAGGCCGCCGATAGCCACTGCGACGGGACCGACCGCCGCCAGGATCAGGAAGAACGCCAGCACGGCCTTCTGAATGGACGGATCGAGGGCTTCCCACCGCTCCTGTAGTAGGAGCAGAATCGGGGCGACCTTCAGCATGGTGTCGGAGAGAGCATCGAACGCCGGCTGCATGACCGAGCCGAGCGTCTGGGTCACGGTATCCTTGATCGTCGACAGAACGCCGGAGAAGGTCTGGCTCTGCTTCTGCATCATGTTGCCGAGGCCGCCGAACCGCTCCGAGGTACCATCCACGAACGCCTTGAGGGCCGTGCCGGCGTCGATGAGCCCCTTCTCGCTCATCTCCTGCACCTGGGCGACCGTCTTGCCATAGTGCTGCGCAAGCATCTGGAGCATTGGCACTCCAGCCTCGGCGAACTGCCGAAGCTCCCCACCGACCAGCTTTCCCTTGGCTACCATCTGGCCCAGGGCCAGGGTGAGGCGGTCGATCAGTGGCGCTCCGCCCCCGACGGCCGCCACGTTATCCCCGAGAGCAGCCAGGGTTGGGATGATGTTCCGGGCGTCCAGCCCCATCGCCTGGAGCTTTTGGCTCGACATGATCAGCCCTTCGGCCTCAAAGGGGGTCGTCCGCGCGAAGGTCAGAAGTTGGTCCAGATGATCCCGGGCCGCGTCCGCAGAGCCAAGCATCGTCGTGAAGGCGATCTCCGCCCGCTGCTTCAGATCGTCGAAGCGAATGCCGAGCGCCGCAGCTATTCCGATCGGTGCAGAGAGCCCCGCCGACAGCCGGGCGCCCGCGCCGGCGATGGCCGAGCCATACTGATTGATGGCGCCGAATGCGGCCTCGGTGCGGTCCTTCAGGTCCTGAAGCGCCTGTGCACCGCGGGCTCGGAGCTCGTCGAACCTGGAGGCGGTCCTCCCGGCACTCCCGCCGACCTGATCCACCCTATTGCCCAGGCGGTCGGCAGCAGCAGCGGCCTGATCGAATGCCTTGTCCAAGCCGCCGTCAAGGAGGCGCTTTATGACCTGCTGCACGTGGGCCGGCAGCTCGTCGAGGTCCTTTGTGTCCGTGCCAACACGGATTGTGATCAAGACTTCGTTGCCCACGTCGTGCTCCCGGTTCCTATCCTACCACCGGCACTTCGGACTCGGGCTCGGAGCCTGAGACTTGGCCTTCCGCTCGGCCTGCCGGTGCGCCTTCTCCTGGGCCTCCTCGAACTCCTCGAGCCATAGCCCCAATGTCACGCGGGCCCAGCGCTTCAGGCCACACTCTCGCTCGAGCTCGAGGCCAAGTCCTGGCCCGCCGAAACCGCTTGCATTTGCACGGGCTGTGCGGGTGAGGTGATCGAAGAACCAGGCGCAGCGTGGGTCAGCGATTCGGCCGGGACGCCCTGGTCCCCGGAGCCCTCCGGTGTAGGGTCCAGTACGGGCTCCGCCTTCCGCGTCGCTTCTTGTGCATGCTCGGTGACGACGCGCTTGATTTCCTCGAACACGTGCACCTTCAGCTGGCCGAGGTTGGCTACGGTTGGCCGCACGTTCTTGCGCCCGAAACCGGACCACGCCTTGATCCAAGCCGCAATGCCCTCGAGGTCCAGGCCGGTGATCTCAATCGCAAGTTCCTGCATCGGCTTCGCGTCCGGGTGGCGCCGGTTGGGCGCCTCGCGGATCGCCGTGATCGGCGTCGTTTGCAGCTCATCGAGCTTTCCCGCGGAGAGCTCCGCGTATATCTCGATCCACTCGCCGTGCAACTCCGGGACATCCGGGCAGTTGTCCTGGGTGAAGTGGTGGACGGCCGTGTCTTCCGGGTCGAACCAAGCCGAGTTCCTGCTCATGTCCGTCTCCTCCGATTGTGTGCCCCAGGCCGGCCGCGCCGCTCGGAGGAGCGCACACGGCGCAGCCGGGCCGGGCCGCGAGTCGAGGCCACGCTCCTGGCCTCATTGGGTTTAGGTGTAGGCCCACGCCCCTGTGGGGCGCAGCACAACCTCGAGCGCCGTCTCGTTCTTCGGCGTCGAAGTCTTCTTCGCCGACACGATCAGCACATCGACGTCCATCACATCCGTGCCTGTCGTGATCTGGAAGTCGCGGTTGTCGCCCTCGTGGCCGATCAGCGCTGTCCGCAGCGCATCGGTGTAGTTCAGCTGCAGCGTGAAGTCCGACATGGTCTTGAAGCCCGAGGAGCGGTGCACGGGTGCCACAGCGTTGACCGGTGTCTTCTCCTCGATGAGGGCCTCGACCATCTCCTCGACGTCGTTCAGGATGTCGGCGGAGATGTCGGTCAATACGTCCGACGCGTTGTCCAGCTTGACGGTGATGTCGTCGGGGCCGTAGGGACTCGTCATCGTCTACTCCTTCTCTCTCTACAGCCGGGCGATGCCGGCCATGATGGTAGCGGACGGGCCGCTGCCCGCGCCTGTGAAATCCCAACTCACCGCCGTGTAGCGGTTGATCGTACCCGTATCCTGGACCCTCCCGGCATTGGGCCCCGTCGTGAAGACGACCGTCCCGAGCGTCACCCACACCGCGTTGTCGACCGAGTCCCAGAACTCGAAGGTGAGGTTTGTGTGGCCGCCGAGCGTCAAGCTCGGGACTTCGGCGTAGGACCATGCGCCGCCGGAGGTCTTGATCCGCCGCGCGGTCCCACCGGTCCCGCCTACGGTCACATTCACGGGGATCGTGAACGTGGTCGGCGTGAGTACAGTGGCGACATGGTCGCCGTTGATGCTGGGGGTCGATCCCGCATGCCCGGCAATCGTGACTGTGTCGCCGGAGTCCAGCCCGTGTGGGGTCGCAGTCGCAATCACGGAGGGGTTGGCCACGCTGGACGTGGACACAACGACTGTCGAGGCCCCGATGTCGTGGCTTGCCGCCTTCGTATCCCCATCAGCCGTGACCGCCGCCAGCGCCTTCAGGAGCACACCGTGGTGCACCACGTCGGTGACCTTCAGCGAACCGTCCGCCTTCTGCAGCATCTTCGGCTCGCCGCGTCGCTTGTAGACCATGTCCAGCGCCGTGCCGCCCTGGAACGGGTCGCCGGCCACCTTGCCGGCGTCGCCGCCCATGAACACACGCGCCGTCTGCGAGTGGCCGGCTGCGAGCGCCACGTTGATCGAGTCCGTCGCGTCGGAGAACCAGCCGGCGACCTCGATGTCGTCGTACTCCTTGTGACCGGTCGCCTTGTGTATTGGCACGTTCGTGCCCAGTCCCGTCGTCTCCTCGATCGTTGCCGTCGCGTCGGGCAACTTCAGCGAGTTGACCCGGTCGCCGTCTCCGATCAGGTTGTACCCGCCGACCAGGAGGAACAGGTCGTCTTGCGCCCACGGGCTACTCGTCGGCATCGTCGTCCTCCTCATCGTCCCAGTCGGGATCCTCGTCGTCGGTCACTTCGCCGTCCACCTGTGCTTCCAGCAGGGCCGCGCGGACGTCGTTGACGCTGATACGGCCGTCTTGGCCGGTACCCGTGACGGTGGCCAGGTCCAACCCAAGCTCGGCTGCCAGTGCCCTGGCTGCCGGCGTCGCGTCTAGCGTGTCAACCGCCCCGCTGGATAGCGACCCGATCGCCCCGGCCGCCAGGAGAGGCTGCGCCACGTCATCCGGCAGTCCCTCCACGTACATCGGCTGCCCGTCCTCACGGGGCCGGACTACCGTGACCTCCCTATCTTCGAATGGAACGCCATCGCCCCTGCGTTGCCGGTCCCGGACGGCCGGGTCGGGCGAGTAGGCGAACGCTCTCAGTACCTCGTATCGGTCCGTCATCAGCCAGTCTCCCTGTACTCCACGCTAGCGAGCAGCCGACCATCGCTGAAGATCTCGCCGGCATCATTGGTGTAGGTCGGCATGTAGAAGAACCGGGTCGGGTTCCCGGTGAACCAGTGCAGACTGCCCGCCTCCGTAGCGTGCGAGGCGGAGTGCATCTCGGAGAGCATCTCCCACAGCGCTATCAGGTACCGCCACACAGCCCGCTTGGCCTTCGGTTCGTCTTCGCCAAGCGCGATAACTGCGAACTCGAACTGGTAGACCCCCGCGAAGCCCCGGAACGACTGGCGCGTCGCATGCTCTCCTCCCTGATCAGCCACCACGAAGAGCATCGGCGTCTCGATCACGAGTTCGTCGCGCGGGTCAACGATCGTGACGACGGCGAAGGGTGCGAGCGCGAGCTGATGCGCCGAGAACTCCGCGTTGAAGCGCGCCTCGACCTCAGCCACCTTCGCGGCCTGGTTGTCGTCGATGTAGTCGAGGGTAAGCTGCAGCGGCTTCTCGACGCCCAGGAGGTTCACGCTCATGTGGCGAGCCCTGCTTCCCGGGCGCGTCGGAGTACCCACTCCCGGGTGAGGTCGAGCCACCGCTCTTCGTCCACGCGAGATAGCGCGATCGGCGGTCGGGCTGGCATGTGGCGTGTGCCCTCCTGGTGGAACCGGGCCGCCTTGTGCGACGTGCCGAGCGTCATGCTCTCGGTCGTCAGTCGCCGGATCTGCCCGGGCTCGCCTTTCACCGTGAGCGTACGCATGAGCACCCGCCGGCGCTGGAGGATCGGGCGGCCCGGCCACTCCTGGGCTTTCCGCGCGGCGTAGGCCGGCGACAGCGGCGCCCAACCACCGGCGCGGCTGCCCTCGGACTGGAACTCCGATGAGAGCGTGCGGTAGAGGTCGGGCTCCAGGTGGCGCTCGAAGAGGTCGGTGCGGTCAGCCAGGCCCCGCGAGAGGCGGATCAGGTTGCCCAGCACCGTGTGCAGACCCTTGACCTCAACGCCGGTGATGCGAATCATCAGAACTCAGCCCCCACCTGGAACTGCGCCTCGAAGTCGTCTGCATCGGACAACGGATAGCCGTCTGGCAGCCCCCCGCTCGCCTCGTCCAAGGCTGTTGGCACCATCCGCCTGTCGCGGATGGCCTTGATCCCGTCCCGCCAGCGCCGCTCGTACACTGCCCACGCGCCCTCGCTGTTCGGACCGGTCGAGTCCTGGAACCAGGACTTGAGCACCGTCGCCGCCACCCCCTCGGCCACCAGCTTGTCGAGGTAGGCCAGGTACGACGCCGGCGACGTGACTGGCACCGGGTACCCCTGCGACAGCAAGGCAACATCGACCTCGGCCGAGCAGGCGTCGATCCAGTCGTCCACCTCGTCGGCGGTGACGGTGGTCGAGTCGCTCAGGGTGGTCACGGTCTTCCGCACCCGCCCCATGAGCGACTCGACCCTCGCCCGCGTCGTATAGGACATCGCCTACGTGAAGTAGATACAGAGGCGCGGATCGCCATACCCGACGGCGAAACTTCCGCGCACCGCGTAGATGAACTCCTCGCGCAGTACAGCCGACTCGGAGTCCGCCCGGGTAATCCCCTCGATCTGTGGCTGGAACTCCTGCTGTAACAGGAACGGCGCGCGGCCCGGCGATACGTGCATGAAGTACCGGCCGCCCGTGTCGTCGATATAGGCCGACACGACGACCGTGTAGCCGCGCGCGGTGAACACGATGGTGCCATCGCTGGACATGGGCGGCACAGGCGCCTCGGTGGAGCCGGCGCCAATGTTCAGGCCTTCCCATGCGGCCGCCAGGTCCTCGGGCGGGATGACGATCAGGTTCGGCGCCTTGTTGATCGGCCGCCCCCGCGTGTCACCGTACCTCATCATCGTGTAGGTCGCCTTGCCGAGGTCCGTGCGGAAGTTTGCCGCCGACGTACCCGCAGTTCCCTGCGTGTTGTCGATCGTGCCGCTATCGTGGATCTCCCGTGCCGAACCGAAGAACGCCGCGGCATCAAACACCGGCGAATCTAGTGACGCCGAGCCGCCGTTGTTGAGTAGGTCGAAGAGCGACTCACCGATGAAGCGGTTCGCCTCATCAACGAGTTGCCGCGTCTTCGGCCCGATCATGTCGAGCTGATCGCGCTCGAGGGCAAGCCGCTCGACCCCGAACGCCGCCTTGTGGAGGTGGTTCTTGAGCGAGAAGTCGGCACCGACCAGGTCGCCGAGCTCGAGCTCGCCCTTCCACCGACTCATCTTCGGGATGTCCCACAGCCAGCCGTACTGCATGGACTCCTTGCCCTTAGAGTCCTGCGCCCGGCCGTCAAGGCACATCTTGAGCCATGGTGCGTTTTCGAGCGCGGCCGGGAACGTGTCGTTGAAGATCTTCCGGGCCCCGGTCAGGGTCGACGAAAGCAGGTCACTTGTTAGAATAGGCATCCAGTTACTCCTTCGCCCAGGTGCCGATGATCTCCTCGATCACCCAGCCCTCAGCCCCATCACAGTACAAGCGCACGCTGTCGCCGAGGCGATCCGTTGCGCCGCTGTTGATAAGGTCCTTGTCGTCCGTCGAGGTCAGGCCATTGCCGCGGATGTGGTCGCTGGCGTTCGGGCTGATCGATAACCCGGTACCGGCCGAGACCGCACCGCACTCGAACTCATACCACACGCCCTTGGTCCCAGCGGCGGCAGCGGGCAGAGTGAATACTGCGTCCACGGCCCCGACGAACTTCTCGCCAGACATGGCCGCCGTGAGTGTCTGTGTCGCAGCAGCCAGGTTCACTTTGCGGCGGATGCCACTGATCTCATTCGCTGTTCCGAGAACGACGGCCTTCGACGCAGACGCCGCTCCTGCAACGGGCCCATCGAGCACGTTGATCTCTGCCACGCTGGCGGTGACGCCGCTGGTCGGGTAGGCCACCGGCCCAGGCACGAACACCCAACAGCTGGTGGTCGACACGAACTCGGTCATGATGCCGACGAACACGTCGTTCGTCGCACCGGCTGCGTCGTCGACCTCGTTGTCGTTGACCAGGTACATCGGGGTGAAGAGCATGTCCTGCGTGATCGAGGTGGCAGTGAACAGGTACTCGAGGCCGAACCTCACCCGCACGGACACGTCACCGTCGCTCGCGCCACCGGTCTTGCTCTCGAGCGCAATGCCGGCCGTTACGAAACTCGCCGTGTCGACGCCCGGCCGGCCGTAGCCGTCGGTGTCTTTCACGACCAGCCCGCCCTTGTAGACCACGCTCAGGACGTTGAGCGGTACTTCGATCACATAGCCGACCCCCCGCGACTGGCGCGGGTAGGCCGCAGTTAGCGCTCCCATCAGTTCCTCTCCTTCCTCTTCGAGGTGGCCCTAGGCGAGGCTTTCCTCCTTGGGGCCGTTCCTCTCGGGGCGGGCGCATCGCCCGCGTCATTGTCGCCATGTACCGTCCGCTCGTCGACCACGACCACGTTGCCATCTCGCACGGCGGGTTCGGCCTCGCGGGCCTCATCGCTGGGAGCATCGGGCTTCGTCGTCGCCGGCGCCGCACCCGAAGGCTCAGTTTGGCCGGCCACAATCACGGCGCCGTCTCGCACGGTGATCCCGACCTTGGCCAGGTGCTCGTGTATCCTCAGCCCGAGCCAGGCGGCTATCGCGGCTGGCCACCCGGCCTCGATGCACGCCTCCACGGGCGCAACACCCCGGGCCAGCAACTCGGCAACCTTCAGATGCCGCTCAGCAGGCATCACGCCTCCCTGGTCGCGACCTGATCCGCCGCCTTCTGCTTCCTAAACGCGTCCTCGGAGATGCCGAGGGCGCGGCTGACGACCCGATCGGTCTCGGTGAGCGAGATGCTCGCCTCGTCGGGACTACCGCCGTGCCCACGCTCGCCGAACTTCACGATCGTGGGCTGGCTCTCGGCCAGCTGCGTGAATGCCACGGCGTCGTGTGTGGCTAGTGCCACCAGCGTCTCGCGCTGAGCCGGCACGAACTTCCCGGCGGCAATGGCGCCGTCGACCAGGCTCTCGGCCTGATGCGTCGCCTGCTCACCCACGGTCCTCACCTTCCACTGCAGGAGATCGGTCACGGTTTGCTGCTGCTCGGCGAGATCGGCCTGCAGCTGGGCGACGATGCTCTCGGCACCGTCAGCGTTCGCGACGCTCTGCCCAGCCCCCGGCCTCCCGAGAGCGCCAGTGGTCCGGCCCCCCTTGGTCTTGTCATTCTTCGACATGGTTGGCTCCTCGTTGGGTAGTGCGCTTTGGTCCTCTTCCGTCGCGTCAAGCCCGAGGGCCTGGGCGACGGCGTCAGCAATAGCCGTCAAGTTGCCCGGCGAAACGTCGAGCTTCCCCGCAAGCCACGCCACGAACTGGTTCGCGTCGTTGAACTCCAGCCCGTCGGCGAGAGCCACGAGCTTGGCAATGGTGTCCTGGTCCCCGGAGGCGCTCGCCAAGGCAACCACGATGGCCTTCCCGTCGGCCGCCTCGTCGAGGCTCAGAAGAGTGCGGACCTCGCTCAGATCCATGTCAGTCTCCTTCTGTAGTTTGACTGTTCCGCGGATCCGCTCCCGCAGGGCTCGGAACCGGGCGTTGATGATGGGGTTGCCGTTGCGACCACGTGTAAGGCGGTTGACCCGCCCCTGCAACAGGTCGAGGGCAGCCATGATCTCCTCGATCTCGGCCTGGGTGTCGATCTCGCCATCGGCCTCTGCGCCGGCAACCGGCACGTATTCAGTCCGGACCTCGACGGGCTTGCCAAGCGTTACCTCACCGTCCAGGACGACGAAGGGCACCGACCAGAGCTTCCCGTCGAATTCCACGATGCCGTGGTCGTCGTAGACATCGCGCACCCATAGAGAGCCGCGGGCGTCATCGTCTTTCACTTTCCAGAGGCGCTTGGTGGCAGCACGAACCGCCTGATTGAGGTACTCGCTGCCATACTCCAGTCCGCCCCCGCCCCCGTCGTCCTGGAAGAAGACCAGGACGATTTCGCCGGCCCCGGTCTCGTTCAATACCATCGGGAGATCCTCAAGGCCTTCCACCGCGGGCAGGTTCTCTCCAAGGAGGGCCACGGACGTGATCACCTGGCGGTACTTCTTGCCGGCGATCTCGACGCCTTTCTTGATGTGGAACTTCGCGCCCTCGACCGACCGGTCGGGGTAAGCCTTGGCTATCGTTGCTGCGAGGTTCTTGGGTACCTCGGCGATGTCGATGAACAGCTGGGCGCCCTTGCGGTACATGTGGGCGAGTTTGCCGATGACCGGCGCCTCCTGGATGACGTTGCCATCCCGGTCATGCTTGTTGTGCCCGATGGTCGCAATGCCGGCCAGTTTGCGTTTGACGCCGCCGGTGAGGCTGACCTTGACGTAGCCCTGGCCGGACTCGAGCAGAGCGTTGTGCGCTTCGACCAGCTCGTCCAGGTCATCCTCGTTGTAGGAGAAGGTGCCATAGAGGCCGTGCCAGGTACCGGTGCGGAGGATGGGAACACCCTTCCACGTCGTGGTCTCAGCGGTCTCACCCACAGCGGCCTCCGGCTCGTTGGCATAGAGCGCAGCCATGTGCACCTTCGCCTTCTCGTGAGTGGGATGGCACTTCACGGTGCCCTCGGGGTTGTCCTTCTCCCCTTTGACCACTCAGTAACGATTCTTCTGATTGGCTCTTGTTTCTAGATGCCAAGGCATCCCGGCTCCCAATAGAGACAGCCCACCTGCACCTGGTGGGCCGGCGCTCTCCGGCTCTCCAGGGCGGTGGGCTAATCGGCTGCTACTCACGGCTCGGCCCTTGCCTGCGTCTCGGCTCCGGCTGGGTCGCGGTACTCGGCTCGATGCACCGTATTCGATTGGCCTACTCTACCATACGGATCACGAGTAAGTGTTGCAGGTCGGGCGTGGTGCCCTACCCGATCATTCTCCCACACCGTTTCAGTGCCAGGCAGCTCAGTCGGTCAGGTACCGCCGTTCAATGGCCTTCAGGATCATCGTCAGGGCCGAATGAACGATGCGCCAGAACTCGCGCTCGCCCATCCGCTCAACACACGCGCTCACCGCCCGAGCACCCACGGCACCCTGACGCACCGGCACTTGTCCAGCCCCAGGCAGCTGGGGTTCGGCGCCGGCGTCCCCTCGCCGGGCGGGTACTCCTTGCCGTCCTCGTCGCGGCAGCGAGGGCAGGTCCTGCTGTCCATGACGGCGGAGTAGATCTCCTTTTCGATCAGCGCGACGTTCGCTTGCACGACCGCCGCTCGCCCCATGTTCAGCGCCGGCGCACTCCTGAGCCGCGCTGCCTGCTCGATCGTGCTGTCGGCCAGCCCGTCGAGCAATCCGCCGAGCGCCTCGCGGTTGAACCCACCACCGACGCGTAGCTGCCGGAGCACCTCGCCGGACCACGAGCGCATCAGCCGGTCGGCGAGCTCGGCGGCCATGACGACAGCCATGGCCAGAAGCATGTCGCGGTCGCCGTCGGTGCGCCCCTTCTCCGGCTTGTCGGGCTTCACATCCTGCTGGCGAAGCTCCTGGTCCAACTCGCCGACGCCAAGCTCGTACAGTGCCTGCATCTCGTCGGCGACGGCCTGCTCCAGCTCGTCCACGAACCTCACATCGGTTTCCGCCACGAGCGCTGGATCACCCCTGGCCACGACCTCCCGGCCACGTGTGATGAGGTTCTTGATCTGCTTCGCCTGCACCTTCTTTGCCGCCCCTACCATGCCGGCCTCGGCCTTGTCGAGCCCCTGGGCCATGGCGGCGAAGTTCACCTCGACGCCGAGTGCCTCGAGCTTCACCTCGGACTCGAGCCGGTCGGGAGCGGCTGCGGCAACGGTACGCTCCTCGCCGCGCCGATCGCGCATGTTCTCCTTGTGCGTACCCAGGCGAAGGTGGCGAACGCAGGCGTTGTTGTCACACGAATGCAGGACCTGCTTGCCCCTTGGCACCGCGCCATGCTTCAGCATCCAGGCGACTCGGTGCGCGTGCTCGACCCGGCCATCAACCTTGAATGCACCATGGCCGCGCTCGTCTTTCGCGCCCTGCCAGATCCAGCAGGCATCGTCGTCCTCCCCCTTGCGTACCATGATCCAGAATCGCTCGGAGATGACGTCGCGGCCCATTCTGGGCAACGCCGCGAATTCGACCCCCCGCCACTGCCCCTGCACCGACCCTTGCTCGCCCTCCTCCGCCGGCTTCTCGGACTCCAGCTCGTCCTCGGTCCGCGGCGGTGGCTTGTCTACCACCGGCTCCGGCACACCGAGCATCTCGCGGGCCATAGCTTTCACCTGGTCGTCTGGGTCGACGACATTCCCCGCCACGGCCGGCACAAGCGCCCCGAACCAGTCCTTCACGTTTCGGGTGTTCAACGGCGAGTGCACGACCTTCGGCATGGCGTTCCGTGGCACGTTCGCCCAGTTGTAGCGCACCCACTGCGGGATCAGGTGCTGGTTGTACGTGTCCTCGATGCGCTTCATCACCGCCCCAAGTGCCATCACCAGGAAGTCGATGTCTCCCTTGGCGAGCGCCCATGAGCCAACATCCGTGCCGCCGAGTGCTACGTGTTGGGCCAATACCGACCGGAAGACCTCGATCGCGTGGTACTGGAGGAGTGGCAGAGGATCTACCACTTCGCCGCTCCTGCCCTCCATGCGGAACTTGAACTTGCCCTCGATCTCCTTCACATAGGACAGTTCGTGCGTACGCAGGCCCTTCAGGACCTTCGTGATGTAGTTTGAGACCTTGTCATCGTCGCCCGTCTGGGTGCCCACGGGGATGCCCTGCCCACGCTCGACAGCCACCGCCGCAATGCCCTCGATCTTGTCCTTGTACCACCACGGCTTGTAGGCGGCACGGAGGCCCGAGCGGCCGGTGATGTTCCCACCCACCCGGAAGTGGATATGCATGAGGATCTCGTCGATCGGCAGTGTTACGTCCCCGCCCGGCTGTCCCCACTGCACCACGCCCTCTGGCCCACCACCATCATCGATGAGCCACCCATTCTCCTTGACCGACGATGGCGGCCGGTAGGCGAGGTTCCTAAGGTGCACGAGCCCGTCTTCACGGTACTCCCACACCTTGGAGTGGATCGTGACGCCGTAGGCGACCGACAACAGCTCCTCGTAGCGGATCTGCTGCATGGTGGTGGAAGTGCTCTGCAAGTCTTCGCGGATAAAGTCGGCGATAGCGTCGTCCTCGGGCGCGGTGCCCCCGGGCTGGACGTCGCGGGCGGTCGAGAGGATCGGCAGCACCCATGCCATGAACGCGGCCCACACCGAGGGATCGGAGAGCATCTTGTCGACATTGGCCCAGCGGTCGGGCGGGCGCATAGCGGCGAGGTAGTCGATCTCATCGCCCAGCGACAGCACGTTGCCAAGGGTATATAGGCCCGACGAGCCTCGCTCGCCAGTCCTTGCCCGCTCCCGCTTCTCCGCTACGACGACGGGGCTCGTCCGCTCCAGGATCACCAGGTCACCGATGCGCATGTCAGAACTCCCTCGCCTCGACGCCTCCGAGAATGGTGGCCGCGTCCGCCATCCACGACTCGTCGATAGTCTCGCCTCCGCCGTCAACCCACAGCGCCATCACCACGGCGTCCCCGTAGTCGGTGGAGCGCCTCAGCCGTTCCTTGACGTCCTTCTTCGCCTCGACCTTGATTCGCCCACCGCTCACCGTCTCCCACTTCGGCGCCGTGAGGTCGCCGATGAGGACATCCTCCTTGTCGGGGGGGAGGGCGAGGTCGTCTCCGGTCTCCGGGTGCAGCCGCTCCCGGGCGCCCCACCATGCAGCCGACCGGCAGTTGACGAAGCCCAGGATGCCCTCGGCGTCCTTGCGGTCGGTCGCCTCCGCGCCGTTGAATGGCACGACGCGAACTCTCTCCCGGACCAGCTCGCCGTACACACCCGAGCCTACGCCGGCAGAGTCGACGACGACCGTCGCCGCGTGCTTCGTCGCGTACGCCGCCACGAGGTCCGCCAGGTCGAGGACGCGACCCGACTCGGCCCGGGTGACATCCTCCAGCTCGTCGAGGAACGTCCCGCGCCGGGGGGCCATCATGCTCCGGTCCTCACCCCCGTCGGCTACGTCGAGGCCGATCACGTCCACCTTGCCCGGCCGGGAGTCCTTGCGCTCATGCCACCGCTCGATCGCCGCCTCGACCCACGAGAGCGGGATTACACCGGCAGTACCGGCGTCGGGGAAGTTGCCCAGGATCTTCGCCTGGTAGACGGCTGATTCCTCACCCCATTGCCGCTTTCGCTCCTCTGCCTTTTCCCGGCTCACACGACCAGCTTTGAGCGCCTCCTCGAGCGTGACGTGCTTCGTAGCCCAGTCCTCGTAGCCGCGCTTGCGCGCGTGGATGTCGTAGAAGCGGCCGTGTGGCTGATCGGTATCGGTCGGCGTCGAGAGCGCGAGCCACAGCGCCTCCGCCGGTGTGTCCTCACCCGCGCCCATGAACGCACCCTCGGCTGAGTCCCACGTAGCGTCGGGGATGATCTTCGCCTCGTCGAAGATGTAGAGCAGATGATCAGCGTGCGCTCCCTCGATCGTAGCCGGATCGGTACACGCAACTGCGAACGCTGTGCCTGTCTTGAGCTTGATCGCCATGCTGAGGAGCTCTCGGTTTTCGGTCAACGGCTGCCGGCCGATCCGCTCCCACCTGAGGCGCCGGGCCCACTTGTGCACCTCGGGCCACAGGTACTCGCGGAGCTGCCGCCAGGCCGATGCGGTGCTCGGGCACTTCCAGTCCTCGCCGTCGCGGGTGAGCGCGAACCACAGGATGGCGATGGCCGCCACGGTGGTCTTGCCCACGCCGTGCAGCGACCGGACGGCGAGCCGGCGGGTCGTCACGAGCTCAGCGAGGATCTCCTGCTGGTAGGCAGCCAACCCCTCGCCATGGCGCCACCGCACGCACTCGCGGGCGAAGAGGTCCGGCCTATCCCGGTACCGCTCACGGAACTCCTGGTAGCGAGCGCTCTCGCCGGGCACCAAGCCAGCGAGTCCGTCACTCACCGCTCGCTGCAGACGCGATTCCAGGGTGATCATATAGTCTCAGTCTATCTGGCTCGCGAGGATCGTGATCGATGTTTCGGCGACTCCCGCCGCGGTGCCGGTTCCGATCCACCTGTACCACCATTTGCCCACAGCGTTCGGCGTGATCTCTTTGTTGTAGATGCCCTCAGCGCTCTTGGTCACCTCCCCGAGCTCGTAGGTATAGGTGGACACCGACCCGTCCGGCGACTTGACCTTGAGCGTGACCGTGGTTGGGTCCGTGTTTACCCCGCCCACCGCGAACGTCGCCTGGACCCTTATCGCTCCTCCCTCAAGGTATGTGTGTCCGGAACTCATCAGCTTACCCCTCGCACTTCGAGTCGGCCAGCGCAACGACGCTCGTCGCCGCATCAGCCAGCGCAACGGTCCACGTCGGCGAGTCAGCCAACGTCACGGCGGTAACCGCCGCGTCAGCCAGCGTCAGGCACGCTCGAACCGACACCCCCGGCCAGAAGATGCCCAGCCACTCCAGCAAGCCGCGCCAACCACCCATCTATGCCAACCCCTGGGGCTAACTAGGATCAATGGAGATCGTCGGATCTGCCCCGGCGTCAGTCCCCACCGCCGCCGTAGTAAGCGTGGTGGCATCGTCCGACTGTGTGACGGTCATTGTGGACTCGGCCATGCTCACCTTGTGAACCAGCCGCGCCACAGCCCCATACAGCGACCGCGCCGACAGAACGTCACCGTTCGCAGAAGCCTCGACATTGGCCGTCGTGCGCCGCAGAACGTGATCCGCAATCAGATTCGCGGCCGTCCCTGTGATACCCGTCCAAATGCTCGCGACCAGGGTGGATAGC